GCACCTTCCTTAACAACTATGCAAGGTGGGTGGAGACAACCAAAGGTTGCAACAAGTGAACTCTATTGGAGAAACTTGACACCTCTTGAATGTGAGAGGTTGCAAACTGTACCAGATGGGTACACAGAGTATGGTAACTTTGATGATGGTAAGAGAATAATTGATGATGTTTTAGTTGATCACTTTGTTGAAGATATTAGACACATCAGCAATACACAAAGATACAAGATGTTAGGTAATGGGTGGACTGTTGCAGTAATATCACACATAATGAAAAACATGGAGAAATAAAATGAAAGCATATTTAATAGACCCAAAAGAACAAACAATAACACAAGTTGAACATGATGCTAGTGACTACAGAAACATCTCAAGAACTATAGGGTGTAGCTATTTTACAACAGTCGTATTAAATGAACATGATGATACGATTTATCTTGATGATGAGGGTTTACTTTACATGGACATTAAGTATATGTTTCAGATAGATAACAATGAGAACTTTTGTTATGCAGGTAAGGGTTTAGTGTTAGGTACTGATGAAGAAGGTGAGAGTTGTGAACCTACCATAACACTAGATGAATTAAAGAAAAGAGTAACAAGATATTTTACAATAGGTTAGGAAAAATAAAATGAAAGATATAACAATAACAAAAAAAGATAGAGAAGAATTACTAAGACTTATTAATATTATGCATACAAGTTTGAGCAAGGCTAGGGATTTATTTGACTTAGAATTATCTGATCTAAAAAACTTTGATGAACTACAATGGAAACTGTTTCATGCACTACAACTTGCACACAATGATGATGATAAAGATAGATGGTCACATCAATTTATATTAAGAGAGGAGAAGAAAGATGAAAAAGAAAATGTATAAACTATCAAAGATTCCAATTTCAGATTGGAAACATGGTTCAGAACATAGTCACAAAGTTGATCAACTTACAATAGGTAGACTACTTAGTGATGAGTACGAGGATTTAATACCTGCAGACATACTTGATGATCTATATTATCATTTGTTAGACAATAAGGCTATCAGGAAAAAATTAAGAGGTGAAAGGGGGTGATGCTTTACTTATGTAGCGTAGTATGCTATTGTACTAATATAACAAAGTTCAATTTTAACATTGTCATGTGACAATATAAATATAGGAGGGCGTTATGCCTTTTAATATAACATACGTGAAGACCGAAGAAGAAACTGAAAACGAGATCATCACCAAAGCTATGCGTGAAACTGGTGCTTATGATAAAAGTAAGCCTAGGAAAAAAGGTCAGCAACCTTATGAGGATCTGATGGCTAAGATATCGGTGGGGCTTAAAAATGGAATGACTAGGCAAGAGATAGCTGATGAGGCACGAGTTAGAATAGGCCAAGTAAGTTGGTCAGAAAAACTACTGGTGGCAAATTATTTGCATCCAACCAAGTCTTGGAAAATTCAAGCGAGTGAAAATCTTAAAAGCACTATGGTTAGAATGACCAAATCTTCAATTATATCAAAAGAGCCAGAGGATTTGACATCTAAAGACTATTCAAAATTGATCTTGTGGATGTCTGAAATGAAGGGTCACGCTGAAATTAAGGAGGGTAAGAAAGTAGCATGATATCTACAGTAGGTTTAGTAAAACGTATTCATAGGTGTGTGGGGGTCGTTCTCGCACACCAAAGAAGTAACAATAGGGTTGATGTGGGTTTGATCTTACAGCGTGTAGATCATAAATTTAATAGACCCTTTATGAAGAAGGACACAAATGTTAAAGAGTATATAAAAAATTCTCGTGCAAACCTATCATGGGCGAGTAAGTACCTTGAAGAAAAACACAATTTTCCACCTATGGGGGATGCAGTGCTTGATACTATGGTGGGTACGAAAGAGATACAACTTCATTATAGAGAGATTGGATATACTCAAATGGAGTGGTCATTTGAAGAAGTAAAGATGAAACAAGTCAAGAAGTTTAAACCA